AAAGGCACATTTGGTGGAGTGAAAAAATACCGATTGGTGGACAAATGAATCCAATGGAAGTATTGAAAATGGAAATGGAAAATGGATTGGAGCTTTCGAAACAAGAGAACAATCCAAGAGAGATGGAGGAATATCAGATCGCATTGAGTCTGTTGGATCAGATGTAAATTTTAAAACAACTCCAGAACAAATAGCAAAATCTATTAATTCATCAATTAAGTATGATGGTAAGATGGATGGTATTCCAGGAGTTGTTGATGACTTGCATAATTTTACCCTCACATTATCTGATGGAAGACAACCAAGTTTTTCAGTTCAAGGAAATGTTACTCCTGAAAAATTAACAGAACAGTTAAATAAGTTACAAGATAAATTTGGACAAAATCCAAACTTTGAAGTTCGTAACATAGATAAAATTGAACAAAAATTATCTGATAAAGAATATCATGAAAGTTTTAAACATCAGAAAAATTTAATTCAAGATATAATGCAAATAGCTCGCATGCGTGTGCATGATGTTAAGTTACTTGCAGATAAAAGTATGGGATCAATTTCTACAAGACTCAAAAATGTAAGTCCTTTATTATCTTCGAAGATACGATTACTTGATTTTAATACAAGTCAAAAGATTGTTAAAGCATTAAGAGAAGCAAAGCCATTGCTTGAAGCAACAAAGAATATGAGTAAAGAAGATAAGTTTGTTTGGGATTTGGCTAGAAAGAATGCTGATGAAGGTAAGATAAATCAGATTGCCACCAAATATGGAATCTCACAAAATGTTGAAACTCTTCGAAAGACTTTAAACAACATCAGGAAGGAAGCATTAGATGTTGGTTATGATGTTGGATTTCTTGATGAATATTGGCCGCGCATCATAAAAGATCAGGAAGGCTTCTTGAAAGCTACTCAAGAAATATCTGAACGCCCGGTATTTACTGAGGCAATCAAAGATAAAGCTAAATCACTTGGAATAACTGTTGAAGCTTTTGAAAGAGATTATCCAGAAGTAAAAGCAGATATTATTAGTAATCTTATTCTTGGACGTAACTTAGGAATCGGTGGGCCTGGTAATATTCATAATCGTGTATTTGATACTATACCAAGAGAATTTGAACAATACTACATGGATTCAGATGCAGCATTGATGCAATATATTTATTCAATGACTAAAAAGATTGAAGCTCGAAAATTCTTTGGCAAAGTACCTAAGCATATCATGGATTTGAAAACATCAAAAAAGAATAAACAAACTGATTTGATAAAGTTCCAAGAGTTAGGTAAAGCAAATGGTAATGCAAATATTTATCAAGACCGCATCGACTCATTGAATGAAGACATTGCATTGATTGATGAAAAGTTAGAAGCTTATAAATATAAGCATGATTATACAGAGAATATCGGCACATATATTGATGATTTACGAATGGCTGGAGAACTTCATAAGAAAGATGAAAAGATGGTTCGTGATATTCTTGATGCACGATTCCACGAGTATGGTACACATGGTCCATTGAATGCTTATAAGAATCTTGCATATATCGACACGATGGGTAGTCCATTATCAGCTATTACTCAGATTGGTGACTTAGCTTGGGCAATGTATGTTGGTAAAGTCTGGACTCCACAAGGTTTTAGTGATACAATCAAAAATACAATCAATGCCGTATTTAATAAATCTAAGATAACTAAAGAAGATTTAGGAATAGAGAGGATTGCACAAGAATTTGCTGATGGATCGACTTTGAGTAATGCAGTATCTTGGGTGTTTGATAAAGTTGGATTAACAAAAATTGATTCTATTGGTAAAGAAGTTTTAATTAATAATACTCTTGACCAATACAAAAAACAAATACAATCAATTGATGGACGTGCAAAATTATTAAAAGAAATCAAACCGATTTTTGGACCACAATCTGAGAGTGTTATTCAAGATTTGCTTTCAGATAAATCTTCTGATAATGTCAAGATGTTGTTGTATTCACGATTATTAGATTTCCAGCCAGTTGCACTTTCTGAAATGCCTGAGTATTATTTAAAAGGTGGAAATGGTCGTGTGTTTTACATGCTCAAAACTTATACATTAAAACAATTTGATGTATTCAGAAAAGAAGTATGGCATAACTTGAGAGATGGTGATGCGAATCAGAAGCTTGAAGGAATTAAAAACCTAACTAAACTAATGGCATTGCTTACATTATCTAATGCTGCTGCTGATGAGATTAAAGACTTCTTAATGGGAAAAGAACAAAAATTTTCTGATCATGTAATTGAGAATTTCTTAACTCTCGGTGGAGCATCAAAGTATATGAGAATGCAAATTACTAGAGAGGGTATTGGATCTACTTTAGTTGGTCAGATTCTTCCACCATTTAAATTCGTTGATTCAATAGGAAAGGATATTGGACAATCTTATAAAGATTATGTTTCTGGTGATACAATGAATTTGATTGATGCTAGAACTCTTGAATCAATTCCAGTAGCTGGTAAACTTGCTTATTGGCATTGGGGTAGAGGATCTGAATATAAAGAATCTATTGCTGAAAGAGAATTTAAGGAAGCAGGTAAAGCTGCAAAACTATTCAAGACACAACTTGAAAATTCTAAGGATAAAAGATTATTCTTACAATCAAATTTGAATGATTTCAAGCAAATGAAATTGCATGAAAATTTTCAAACTCAAATAAATGGAATAACTCAAACGATTAATAAGTTGGAAAAGATGAATCAGACAACGAATGTTGTTAAGAGGATCGGACAGTTGAAGAATAAAAAAGAAGAATTTATGAAAAGATATTCTGATCTATCGAAGAATTTAACTGTCCAATAATTGAAATAAAAAATGCCATAGAAGTGTTGCTTGCTTCTATGGCATTTTTAATTAATTAATTAATCGAATATTTAATGTCACTAAAAACAACTGGAATCTTTTCTTGTAATTCTTGCAATAATGGAATCATTAATGCTCGCATCTGTGGATGTGCATCAGGAGCACAACGTAATTGAAAGATATGTCTCCACTCACTAATGTTTGCCTTAACAATTATTTCTGTTTTTAAAGCATTTGGCAACACTTCTCTTGCTTGTTGTGGTTTCCATCCTAAAGATAGTAATTCTTGATAAACTTTTTCAGCATATAACAAACTATTTCTGAATAATTGTGTTTGATCATATGAGGATATGCCTATCCATACAGGCTCAATAAATTCCATCTCACCATCATATCGTACATATCGTGTAGATTCTTGTGCAAAAGAACATAGACGATGCCTAACAAGTTCGTGTGTTATTCCTCGATTAGTTATAAACTTTACAATAATATCACCAAATTCTACCATTGCATAATGTTTGTTATTTATTAATTTGTTAACAAATCCTTCTGCAGAAGTTTCAGTAATTTTATCTTCTGACTTATAACAAGTACGTCCAATTGATTCTATTGTCTGGAGAATGTTTTCTGGTATAGAAATTATTTTATGAGATTGTCTTATCAATTTCATTCTTTATTTCCTCCTTTTTACTTTTATGTTTATCTGCACATTCTTCACATAAAACAATATAAACATTTCCATATTGTTTTACAGCTACAGCGTCTTTAATTAAACAATCATGACATTTCATGAATAAATCTCAAAGGTAAGATTTTCAATAATTCCATCACCATTTCTAGTAATTCGTATTATTTTTATTTGGCAATTAAGATCATTGTAAACATTTCTAATTCTTTGTAAAACATCTTTTGATAATTCATTATCATCTATACTTGAATCTATTTCAAGAGTCATAGATGTATTAAGTGTTATAGATTTTAATGTACTTACATCAGTCTTTCTTTTAATCATTATTAAAATATCCAATAAATTATTTTATACATCTCCACCAAGTTTCTTAATCAAAGCAATAATTTTATCATTCATTTCTTGTAACTTTCTCTCTACTTCATCAGCACGTTTATCAGCAGCGATTGCAATATCACGAAATCTTTCTATTGCTTGAGACATTGAACCAATGGCAGTAATTATGGCACTTGTTCCAGAATCTTCTGGTAAATTTAATTTATTTAAAAGATTTTTAAAATCATCTAATAATTCTTCTTGCATAAACTTCTCCATTATTTAGATTTTATTCTTATAGGACATGGTTTTACTGCTTGTTCTTTACTTAATATATTACAATACTCAATGTAAATATCATTCCAATTTATATCAATAGAATTAATATATTCAATTAAATCTCTTCCATTACGATCTGAACAATGTCCATGATGGCATTTGAATCCTAATTTTCCACTCTGTTTAATAAACAACATGGTTCCAGAATCTGCTTGACTTGTATGTTCGTTTTTCCAAGGGCATTCGATTGTAAATTTATTGAAAGCTATCATTTCTTTGAAATCAATCACATCCCATATCGGATGATTCATAAAGAAACTTTCATTATATCCTTCGCAATCGTTATATATTTTTTCATAAATTATTTTTGTTAAATCAATATCGAATGCATCAGCATATTGATCTATATCATATTTATTATTTGATTCCCAGAGAAGTAATTTACATTTATATATTTTATTTTGATTAAGTTTTATTTTACTTTTTTTAGTATTGTATCCCTCTGGAAGTCTAACATATCTAGTCACTCCCAACATTCCAGAATCAACACCATTCGGACAAAACTTCAATACTAAACCTTTCAATAACTTTTCAACTTTTTCTCGATTGGTACAAGGAGTATTTAATATGTATCCCCATTGTTGACTTCCAGGAGATGTTGATAAAATCCAAGATGGAGTTGGCATTCCAATCATTAAATTAATATCTATCTTTTCACCAACATCGTCGATAACAAAACAATAAGCAGCATCGAATAATTCTTTACGTCTTCGTGGATGTTGATCTAATAATTCTTTGAAAAGACTAATACAAAAATATTGATTAGCATATTGGTGTAATTCTGAATTAACAAAGTAATTACCTTTCCATGCACGTTTACTTTCTAAACTAAAATCAGCTGATGGATCATGAAAGAAATCAGTTACATGTACCCAGATGAAATGTTCTCCAAAGATAGCATGGAGAAATTCTCTATTTGTTATTTGAAGGTTCTCCATGCTACCTAAATTAAAAAGTTTTATTCTTCAATTAAATCATGCAACATTTGTGCATAATGACAGATTTTAAGTAAGTCTAATTTATCTTGTCCAGGACGAGAATTTTTTCCCATGCGGTTGACATATTTTTTAATTTGAGTTTGAAAGTCTTGGATGGTAAATTCTGTACATTGATCTTCTCCTTTATCACCATACTGAGGAACAGTATAAAGCTCAATATGATTATATACTTTTTCAGAAAATATTAACCAATCATCTCCACGAATAGTTCCATTTTCGCTCATTAGATAATCTCCATTATATTTTGGTTTTAGTATTTTTATTTTAGTCTTATCTACATTTTTAATTAATTTAATATGAACTGGATTATCTTCAAATAAAACTAAACATTCTTTAAAATTTACATTATATAATTTCATTAACATATACTGATTAATATAATGAATATCTCCATCATTTTTACTTTTAATATATCCAGGAACTATATAATATTTAATCATTATTATAATTCTATTGTAATAACTTCTCTATTGACAAGTTCAAAAAAGCAATCTTTTGTAGCCGTAATATCAGCGAATGCATCATGTGCTCCATCAAAACCACGTTCAAATAAAATCTCATGAAGTTCAATTAGTTTCGGCCATTTCGCAGCACCACGAGCATTTTTCAATCCGCAAAATTTAACAATTCTTTTATCCTTCATTGTGCATTGACTCGGTAAGTCAAGATAAAAAGCTGATCGAGCTTCATCAGATAATGAATCAATGTTTCTTTCAAGAAGATGTAAAGCATATTTCCAATCGAAATCAAAGTTATGACAAACAATTAATTCTGCTTGTCGAAGAAGCAAACCAAACTTTTCTGCTGCTTCTAGTTCTGGAATGCCTTCTTCATCAGCTCGAAGTACAGAAATTTTATGAACTTCTTCAGCGTATGGATTAATTGAGCGTCCATTTGCTTGAATGATTGTATTCATAGAATCTATAGTTTCTTCCGCAGTTGCAAGCAATGCTCCGATTTGTACAGTCCATGCTTGTTTTGGATCATTCGCAGGTAAGTCTTTTTTAATAAAGTCAGAAGTTTCAGTATCGAAGAAAAGAATTTTTGTTTCTTTGTTCATTATTGCTCCTTTCAAGTATTTATAATATTACGATCCATTAATCTAAATACCGTTTTATTTAAGAAATCTGGATCACGAAGTGATGGTTTTGTAGAAATGCATTTGTATCTTGACGATGTTGCCGATGCTTCACATTTGATAATACCTGATTGTTCTGCCATTTCCAAATATCCACGAAGTTGCGAAATATTGTCCACATCTAAATGAAATGTACGACAAAGTTCAGTCCAATCAAATGATTCATGTTCTTCAATAAATGATAGAATTTTTGCATAAACATTTGCTTGACTAGAAAGCCCCAAACCATAAAAAGCGTTTGGCATTTCACTTTCAGTAAGTTGCATTATTGCTAATGCTTTTTCAAAATGTTTATCCGTCAATACCATATCATTCGATTCAGATGCCGCAACTAACATACATACCTTGTTTAAATGTAATGGCCTCCTGTGATTATATCCTAAGAATCTATCTGATGGTACACCAGTTTCATCATATTCTTGTTCATACCAACGAACATAAGCCTTGAGAAAACTTTTATCAAGAGTGAATTGTCCAGAAAGATTAGCGATTTCTTGTAAGTCATTTGTTAGTTTAGTTTTTATATCCTCCTCTTCTTCGGTTAAAAACTGTAGAGCTTTTCGTTGTTTCGGACCATGCCCTACTACAAAGATGATTCGTGATATTAAGCCGCCTCCAACAGCATCTTGAGATAACTTTGATTGCAACAATGATGGCGTGATTGCCCCAATAATTGTGATCCAACAATTAGATATATCTTCAGTTTTTCTTGATAGTGTTTTGTACTTCCAAATATCAGCACAATCAAAAAGATCAGTCAATGATGGGATAAGCATTTGATCTCTATCAGATAAAAATACTTGAAATTCTTCCGCCCATATTGACACACTCTTATGTTTGCGTGTTAAACCTTTATGATCGACATATGAATCTTCACTATCAATAATTTCTTTATACAATGCTTGAGTGGAACCTAACGAATCAGCACCTAAAGTAATATCTAATTCTTGAACAAATGATTTTGCTATTTTCATAGCAGTTCCTTTTCTACCACCAGGAGGGCCAACTAATGATACAAACATATTTGGATATACAAATCCTCTTAATGCTCCCCAATTGCAATAACATTTACGGCGTAATGCTGAACTAATTGCAGTTAGTCCGCTCCATAAATGGTAAAGTTCTGGTGGTTCCGTCCTCTGAGTATATTTCATGTAATATTCTAACCAATCAGATAATTGGCGTGACATTAGTAAATCCTTTTAATTGATTCTTTATGTGGGCTCCCCACTGATCTACTATAGCATTTGCAATTCCTACATAAGTAACACTTCTATCTCTTTTTCTATTTGGTCCTGGAGGCATTTTCCAAATACGTTCTTCTCTTCCTGATACTATATCAGTAGCTATTAATCTTGGTAAATTATGTAATGCAAATCCAGTTTTCTTTTGTTCTCCATGCCCAAATTGCCATGGCTGAATATATTGTACTCTAGGTAAATATTTAAATATTACACTTGCTGGATTTTCTAAAGCCACACAATTAGAGTATTTTTTAGCCTCATTCCACAAAGATAAAGTCCAATTAATTGCCTTTTCCCTCTTATCATGATATATCATTCCTTTTCCATACCATCTATTTCCTGATAGAGCTAATGCAGTACAATCTGGATGAAGTATAATTAAATCCCAATATCTTCTTTTAATAGAAATAAAGACATCTTCTTGAAAATGATATAATGGATTTCCTCTTGTAGGTTTTAAATCATTACTATAAGCATTATATCCAGCATTTCTAAAAGCATTACAAATTATCTGAGATTCTTCACATCCTATTAATATATTCATAGTTCTACCCCAATTTTCTTCAATGCTTTATTGATTTCTTCTTGCGTAAATTTGCTGATTTCAGCTGTATTGCCAGCCCATTGAGTTCCTATCTTTGCATCAAGTCCGATAGTAAAACTTTTTCCTTTATAAGTAAATGTATGAGTTAAATGATCTTTAATAATTAATAATATTTGCAACAAGTTCTTATATTGTGATTTATGAATTTGAATTAATCCAGAGTCATGAACAGTAGTAAGCATTTTAATGTTAAAGCCATTCTTTCCAAGTCGTGAATCATTAGCCATCTTAATCAATCCACGATTCAATAATTCCGCTACTGTTGATTGAGGTTTATAACTATAAGCGTTTCGGAAAAGTGCTGCATTCATTTCGCCAAGAAATCTTTTTGGCCGTCCAAATAAGTTATAAAGAGTTCTAGTTGATTGAACTTCTTCTTCAATTGATCTATGCCATCTACGCAAGCCAGGAAATCTATCAGAATAACTATTGAGTAACAATTGACATTCCGCAGTTGATTTGAAAATTTCCTCCTTTGCAAGATTGTCTGAAAATGTCTGGCCACCCATTGCATAGTTGCTTGCATGGACGACCTTCTTACCCATATATCTCATGGTAAGTTTTTGATCCATCTTCTTTTCTTTTGCTTCTTTAATAACTTCCTCAATTGAAACATTGAAAATTTTACTAGCATTAAATGAATGTACATCAATACCAGAAACAAAAGACTCGATCATGTTAATATCTTGTGATAGATATGCAACAACATGAGCCTCAGCTTTTGCTAAGTCAAACTCAAGTAAAATACTATCTGGATCAGCGATGAGAAAATATTTAAAGATGTACGGTTGATTCTGTAAATTTGTTCCAGTTCCAAAAAATGTCTTTTCTGTTGAAATTCTACCTGAAACAGTACCAGCAATTTTATGGCTGCATCGAAGTCTATTATCAGCATCTACTGATACGTTGAAATATGTTGATACGAGTTTTTGAATTTCTCGCATCTTAATAATAATCTTTGCTTCTTTAGATCCTTTAACTCCCTTCTTAGCTATTCGATGAAGTGCTACAGCATCACAAGAAACATTGCCAGTCTTACGATTTACGTATGGTTTAATCATACATATACCATAAAAATAAGCAATCATCTGTTTACTGGATGAAATATTTAATTCTTTTCCAGCAATTTCATCTAATTCTTTTTGTAACTTAAGTAACTCTTCTTCATATTCTTTCTTCTTTTCTTCAATGCCTTTTGGATCAGTCAATATACCATTAAACTCCATTTCCATTAATGGTTTATGCAAATCCATATTGTATTGAATATCATCAAGCGCATCAAACTCTTCGAGTTCTTTCAACAATGCTTCTGAAATTGGCAATAAGTATGCTGCATCTTTAGCATTATACGTCCAATATTGATTCCAATCTTTAATTACTTTAAGATGTGATTGTTTTCCTTCATCCTTATAATATGGATAGTATGTATAAGTGGAAGTTAAATAATCTAGTCCTTTTGGAAGATCAGTATAACAAATATGCTGAGCAAGCATTGTATCGAAATAGAAGTTATCTGTTTTGATGTTCATAGTTCGTAGAATAAACATCAAGTCAAACATTCCATTTTGAAGAATCTTTCGAATATTATTGGACTCTAATATCTCTGATAGACCGATCCATATTTTAACTTCTTCTTCTGGAGTCCAATAAGAACCTTGATTATTCATCAAAGGAACAGACATACTTTTAATCTTATTATCATCATAAACAGCGAGTGAAAAACAAGTTATGAACTCTGGTGTAGCTTCTATATCAAAAGCAACATGTTCTTTTGTTTTAATTAAGGCATAGAACTGAATTATCTCTTCAAAATATGGCTTAATCTTTATCAATGTATTATCAGCCATAAGTTCAGGATCATCTATAAGTTTCATTGCTTTAGTAAAGTCAGCAATCATAGTATAGAAATGAACTGGACTACCAGCATACATTGTAAAAGATGGATGATAAGACAATCCGATAATCTTACCGGATAGCTTTTCTTTTAAATGTGGAAATTGTTCAGCGTGATAGAATGAACCACGATACTTTGTGATTGAATCAAAGCGTGGTTCATCAATGAGGAGACGCATAGCAGTTGCTCCAAGTAACAATATTACTTTACCTTGAAATTCTGCTAACTCGTCAATGAGGTTTTGTTGGAGTTTATGAAAGTCTGGATGGCGAAATCCTTTATCAGTCCAGAGTACGTTTGTATTATTATTCGGAAGTTTCGCCTTACAAGCATTGGTCAAATAAATTTGATACCTTGCCAGTCTGATTGCAGCACAAATACGATTAAGCTGACTTCCAGTTGGTCCGGTAAAAGGCTCTGATTTTAATACTTCTATTTCTCCTGGAGCTTCTCCAACCATTGCAATCAATGTAGTTTTGATATTATCAGTTGGAGGACAATCTACTGCCAGAACATCGAAAGAACCTTCTTTCTGTTTTGATGGAGTAGAATCAATTTTAGGTATAATCATTTTATAGCCGATCCTTTTTAAGTGTACCTGGTTCTGGTGCTTTTATCTCTTGCTTGCAATCAAGACATAAATAACTCCTAACTCTAATTATATTTGCACTGATTATGTTTGTAGCAAAGTTATAATTAGGCTCATTTTTATAACCATTTGGATATGTCTTAGAAGCAAAACCAATTTCAAGAGGAGTTATGTTACGATGAACACAACAAAATTTCTGATCTTCTTTTGGTTTGTCTGCCATTATTTGACCTGATTCATATTTTGTCATAGCCAATAACCATTAAATTAATAATACTTTCTTCTAGTACGTTTTGTCATTTGCCATATTTTCTTTGCTGTTTTACAGTTTTCACAAAGACGTTTTTGTGGATTATTTGTATATCCACAATGTGTACAATCCCAATAACTTAATAATTCTTTTTTCTTTGTCATGCTGATTCCACACTAGCAGTTATTCCAGTATAATTATAAAGACGCTGATAAAATTGTGGAATATACTTTTGTAGTTTATCACAACCAATTGGAGTCATCATATGTTTTGCAGCACTAATCAAGCAATTACCTGAACCTGCAAATGGAGATAAAAATATCGAACCAGGTTTACATAATGCATCTAAGAAATGATCATAAAGTTCAATTGGTTTTTCCCATTGGTGGATCTTCTCACTAGCACTTACATTATCAATTTTTATAGCTGAATGCAAGCTATTAGTATTGAATTGTGCATCACCTTTGCGAAATAACAAATACATTTCCCAATTACTAATGAGGTTACGTTTTGGTTGATTGGTACTTCCACCAGTTTTCATCCATGCACCAGGTGATTGTACAATAAATCCAATACTAGCAGCAATTTTTGAGATTTCAACAAAATGTTCTTTGCCAGTCCAGCATAATACCCAACTGGCATCAAGCATCTTTTGATAAATTAACGGAAGATAATTAAAGTAAAATTCATACAATTCTTTCTCATCCCAGTCTTCTGCCTTGCTTTGAATCTTTGAAGTCTTGCCATAATTTTCATTGAACTCAATTGCGTAAGGCGGATCAAGTTCTACCATTCCCACAGAGTTATCTGGAATTTTATCTAAGAATGTCTTATAATTTTCAGATACATAAATTACTTGAATGTTTGCATATTTTGAAACTTTAACATTACTAGACTCTTCAATATCATTATTTTCCTCGTCATCTTCAAAAGCTTCTTCAATATTTTCAACCAGTTCACGAGCTTTTTCAAGTTTAATGTCTGGTTGATCTTTAACAGTTGGTTGTGCTTGAAGAACTTTTTGCTTTGGAATTTCTATAACACCTTTTTGAAGTTCTGCCAAACGATCTTTTTCTTCTTGACTAAAAGCTTCCATTCGTTGAATAGCTTTAGCCTGATCACCGAGTTGTTTATATAATTCTCTTGCTCGACTCTTAGTAGATTGTTCTTTTAATTCAGGAAACACTTTCAATGCTTCGGCAAAGGCAAGATCAGTAGACAGTCCACCGATACTGCAATTTAATCTTTTAGCAGTCTCTCGATATCCCCACTTACCAAGATTGTTTTTTGCCGCAGCTTTTTGCCAGTAAATATGAAGTTTATATTTAAGATCAATTTCTTCATGCCAAAGGAATTCTTTTCGATCCATATTTGATAAAAGTTCTATCAAATAATGATCGTCATGAGAGATACCTTCAACAACTCGAACTTCTACTGAGTCTCGTTTTAAAAGTTTGAGGGCTGACAATCGACGGAAACCATCAATCAATACATTTTCTGCATTGATAAGAACTGGATGAAGTTGACCGATTTGATTAATATTATCAGCCAATGATTTAATATCACCTGGATCTACGCGAGTACGATCTTTGATGATAATATCAGATACTTTACGATTTTCTATTTGAAAAAGATGCATTTTTGAATCCTTAATAATTAAATTTCAAATGGAATTTCTGAACATTGAAATCCAGCTGCTCCTTTATGCCCACCACCACCATAATTTTTTGCAATTTCTCCGCAATCAATATCACTTCTTGTTGAATATAAAGAAACAGTCCATACTTTTGATGGAAGTTTCTTTCTACAAAATGTTATCATAAGATGATGAATTGATGGATTATATATTGAATCAAATAGTTTTGAATTAGTAAATCCTTTATTAGCGCATATAGCTTTCATACCATTAAAAGTAGTTTCAAATGCATAAGCTTTACAAAATTTTATGTTTTGATTCATTTCATAATCAAGAATTATTTTACCTATTTTTATAATTTCATGTACTTCGAAACTACTTTGAAATAATTTCTGCCATAAAATAATATTAGTTGGTCTTGTATCAGAATTATTTCTCATTCCATATTGAAATGGAAGAATATTAATATCTGCTTTATGATCCCATACATCATATCTACCAAGTAAAAAAATACATTTTGGAATATCTTTTTCAGGAAACAAATATTGCCAAGTCAATTCACATCCAGCTTTACCTACTTCAAGTAACTGTCCACCAGAAGCTAGAAATACTCTCTGAGAGGCTTCATCTATTGAACCTTTTGCATGATGATCAATCCAATGAAGTTTTGCTTTTTTATTTAATTCAATCATTCCTTCAAATGGTTGAAGGCAAAAATCAACCATATAAACTTCTTCATCTTGACAAATATTATTTATATCTATAATATCACCATAATTAATACCAATCATTTCACAATCTGGATATTTAAGCTTAACAATTGCTCCAGAACAATGACCATCTAAATCAGCGCTATGATAAAAACATTTCATATATAAATTCCTAAAATTGTTTGGTGCGAGTAATCGGAGTCGAACCGATATGAACAAATGTTCGCGAGATTTTAAGTCTCGTGTGTCTACCTATTTCACCATACTCGCAATTGATTAATTATTTTGTAGCTTCGCAGCGATCAAAGCAATTTGTTCAGGTGACAACTTACTCAACGCAGCTTTAGCAGCTTTCGTTGGATCTTTTATCATTTTACGTTTACCATCTTTTTTATTCTTTTCAATATTTCTCATAGCAGATTTTGTTATCCTTCCAGAAGCTACTTGAGCAGCAGCTAGAGCGGAACTTCTAATCGTGCGAACTTTATTAATTAATGAAAGTTGCTCTGGATAAGACATTTCAGAGAATGATATACAATCAATTCTTTCCATTAAAGACATTGTATTTACCTCTCATCTCCTGATCCATGAATCTGATTTCGTTCTTGTCTTGATGCAAGTTTATCAATATTCATTTGAGCTATTTCTTCTAATGTATAACCAATATCTTCTGCAAGTACAGCAACGTACCACAAAACATCACCAAGTTCATCAGCGATTTTATGTTTTTGACTATTAAAGTTTCCATTAAAATCACGAAGAACTTTCTTTACTTTACCAGCAACCTCTCCAGCTTCACTAGCAAGTCCAAGAGCAGGATAAATTATAATATCATCTATACGATAATTTGCAGTCTTTCTAGCAGCTTCTTGATATTCATTTAATTTCATTAATCTTCTCCAACACCAGGTAAAGTCAATGGTTTATTCTTATATAAATAATCTAAGATAACATCAAAGTTATCTTCTTCAATTATTTTTTCAAGAGATTTAAATACGTTACGAAAGAATTTTGTTTGTTGCCCATGATGAAAGTTATCCTGAATTTTATTATATAACTCAGAATCAATTCGAGCAGTTATACGACTATCCAATTCACTCATTTGCATACTCCTTTAATATTTCCATAAGTTGAGATTCGCTGATTCTTGGTATATTATATTTCTCTGCCTTATCAAATTTTAATTTTCCAGGCGATTCACCAACAATCAAATAATTAAGCTCGCGATTTACATTAGGTGAAAATTCAAATCCATAAGGATTTAAAAATTCAATCATTTCATCACGAGACATTGACAGTGTTCCAGTTATACAATATGTTGCTTTGGACGGACTTGGTAATTTAGCAAATGAAAAATTTTTCAATTCACCAATAGCTCGACCATACAATATCACGCCTTGTGTAAATGATTGTCTTGCTACAAAAGAAATGTTTTGTTCTAATTTTCCTGACTTTAAAAAGTTACATAACTTCAAAGCAGTTTTATATGACAACTGTGGTAATCCTAAAGCGGATATAAAGTGTGCCATATTTTTTGTATTGTTTGAATTATTTACTTCAGTCAGAATGTTTGTAAAATTTAATAATCCAATTGTATTAGCAATTGATGCAGATAAATTAAAAGCAACTGGATCAAGCAAAACCCAAGGACTATCAATTAATACTTTATAACATTCTGGATTTAATAAAAGTTTTTCAATTGTACTTTCTCCAATACCATCAATTTTCATTCCTTTATGAGAATAAAAATAAGTAATAGAAACTATCTTTTTTGTAATACAATTTTCTCCATTACATACAAGATGCACACCTTCATAATCGAGAAAAGAATTACATGTCGGACAATTTGTAGGTAATGAAATAGTTTTTGGGTTTTTTACTTCAATAATTTTAGGTATAATCTCACCGGCTTTACCAATTGTAGTTGTTGCACCGATATAAATACCTTTATCTATTATCCATTGAGCATTATTTCCAGTTACTCTTGAATTTGTCGTTCCACATAATTCAATAGGTTCATAAATTACTGTAGGAATAACTCGACCTAAGCGACTAATATTCCATTCAATATCAATTACTGTGGTTTCTTTAATCTGAATAGGCGGTTTCCAAGCAATGGACCAATTATTAGTTGTGCCGTTATTACCAGAAATTAATCTCTGTTTTTCATCGGCAACCTTAATCATTATTCCATCAATTGGATATAACTTACTCCATTCTGCATGAGCATCAAGTAAGAAGTTATTCATATCGAGCAGATCACCAGAATAACGATATGCCTTCTTAAATGGACCAAAGTTATGTGGAATAGCTTCCATCATTGCACCTGGTGCTTCATGCTTACGAGCTAACCAGCCAGCTACAACATTTCTCGGATTTTTTCCATATTCTGGATTCCAGTCTTTCCAAGGAAGAATAATCTCAATTGCTTGGAAATTCCGTAATTCAAAATCAATCGAAATGTATGGAAGCAATCTAGTTATATCTGAGCCAATTCTTCCATCGCCTTCGAGAGTAAGAGTTAGTCCAGAGTTTGTTTTAGTAAGAACTGCTGCACAGCCATCATATTTTGGTTCGATAATTAAATCTAATGAGCCAAATCTAGTAAGAAATGGCCGCATGTCAGTCATGTTAAATGCTTTATTAGTACCATATATTGGATACTTATGCCAGGTTTTTCCAAAGACTGGTTCGTGACTTTGTGCAGTATGATAAAGAAGCTGATTGTTAGGATCAATATCATATAGAGATTTCCATAACAAGTCATATTCTTCATCAGTCATGAAAGGAATACCAGAAGAATAAGCAATATTTGCCTGGAGAATTTCTTTTTCAAGTTCAGTCTTATTCATTCTTGTTCCTATTTTGATAAGTAAACAAATTTTACCGTTCATATTATCGCGAACCATTCCACAGTTCGTTCAAATATGAACGGCAAGTTTAAATTAAAACAATCACTTACACAATACGAATGATTTCATTTCGCGGATTTCCAATCTTAATCGGATTCCCAGCATCATCAGTACTCATACCATCATTGTACGAGAGTTCAGCGGTAAATTCCAATCCAATCAGATCAGATTCATCAGTCTCGTTATCTGGATCGAGTCCCAATGCGCGAAGAAAGTCTTTAACCATTCGCCACATGGTGTTGCTCTTGTCATCATCATCGCCCTGATAATCTTTGTAGTTACCATACCAGAGAGTATGAAAGATAGAATCTGCATTATCTTCGTTAGTAATATCAATTACCAACATACAACCATATCTACCAGTATTTTTCGATTTGGTTTCTTTAACCTTACTGATACGAAGATCGTACTCGCCACCTTCGACCGGTTTCTTATCAGGGATTTCGGAAAGATTAGGAATAATAGCCATGATTAAAACTCCTTTAATTAGGATTTTTGAAATAGACTAACGAACCATTCATTAGTCAAAAATTAATCATCTTCAATTGATCTAGTAACTAAATCATTTAACACTGGTTCTACAGAAAGTTTTATAACTGTAATTATAATATTGTCAGATAAGTTATGAACTCCTTCTGATAATGATTTTCCAAGTTGTTTTGCTAATGCCTCATCAGTTCCATCAAAGATAACTAAACGTGCTATTCTTGACATAATAACACCTTTATTGAATAACTGTTTTACCAGCTAGATACGCTCCAACTAGTTGATCCATTGTAATACCTTCAACCTTTGGCATATCGAATACTCTTGACTTTGCTTCAAAACTTAATTTCTCAGTAAAATAAATCTGACGTTTAGTTCCTTGAGTTACCAACAAATACGATTCATCAAAATCAGTAGCAAGCAACTGTCGAAACTGACCATTAACTGCCGGATAACGAGCAACTACTTCTTGATCACTATTCATCAAGGTGTGAAGATGAACAGTTACAGCTACTGCACATGGAAGTTCTTGCAAAGCAGTTATCAAAGTTGTCATCCAGTTCAACAACTGACCCCAGTGTGGCGGAGCCATTCCAAGTTTCATATCAATCTTTTTACCAATACCACTAGGAGTCACACCAGCTTTCTTTGCAATCTCAATAATTGCTCTTTGATTAGCGTTAGTTAAAGAATCAAGAACCAACAAACCTGAATTATCTTTCAACCATTCGAATAATCCTGCCTTTTCGTCCTCCTGAAAAGTTTTCCAAAAATCAGAAAATTGAATCGAGCTATCAGAGAAATTATCAATTGTTATATCTTGTCGATTCTTTGCAACTTTTTCTATTGTCTTCTCACCTCCATGGTCAAACATGTAATAATGAATAGGACCTTTGGTGTAGGTTGTAGTGAAATGCGTTTTACCTGATCCTGAATTACCAGTTAATAGAAATTTTAAATTAAAGATTCTTTTCTTCTCAGTGAGTTTTGTTTTATTAAAACTCGGCATTGGTGTTGTTGATTGATTCATTTAAAACTCCTTTAAATGATTTTATTGTTTATGCTGCTTCCTCCAATCTTTTCTTCATATTTTCTTCATGCTTAATCGGGTCCCATTCATGATGAATGAAGCCTTGTGGAGCTTTTTTCATCCAATCAAGTGGATTATTCCTAAGTCTGCAAAGATCAAAATATGGACAAGTAGAATTAAAGGACGTACAAGCTTGTCCAGGATTACGAGAAAATGATTTAAGGATATCAGTTCTTTCATGACAACATTCAATATCTTCTTCCAACAAATTCAAGTTATGTAAAATATCTCCAATATAATGAATTAGATTAGAAAGAAAATGTTCTATAGCGGCTGATCGTTTGTTAATAGTAATCGGATGAAAATCAATTTTACTTTTTTGACATAAAGCTAATCGGTATGTGATTGATGGAATCTTATCATAAAAAATTCTTCCAGCAGTCAGATATCCATCGGTCTGAAATGACATTTCAAATTGTTGAGAGGTCACAGCATAAATAGCTTTTGCTGTCTTGTGATCGAGGATTTCTATTCCATCTGATTTATCACTTAATATTAGATCAATTCTACCTATGTACTTTGGAAAACTTGGATGATGGCTCGATAAGTCAATTGCAAACGGAGCTTCAATTGCAACAATTTTTCGTGCTGCATCTGATTTGAGAAATCTCTCCCAGTAACCTTTATACATATTTGCAGCATGACCAGGAGACTTAGGAAAGATCAAGTCTTCATTTTTCCATAAAGGAGCACCATCGAGTTTCCACAAATTATTGAATGATTTTGTTGAAGAAACTGTTGCATCAATTACAGAAATGTTATTATCTTCTTTGATTAATTTATAAGTTTCTTCCAGGCCATAATGCCAACATGAACCAAACACCAAGTGAATAGATGTTGAAGATGATCGCAAGTTCATAATATATTGAAACAAGAACTTCCGAGGACACGACATGAATGTTGAGAGAGAAGAATAATCTATGCTTTCTTTGTAGTTCATAAAAATCCTTTATGACTAAATATAATAATTTTTAAATCACCGGCAGGACTCGAACCTGCACGATTGCTCGATTGTATGTTTTGCCATAATTTCAGGCAACCTCGCTTTCAGCTTTCTTACGAGGATCTTAGCGTCTACCAATTTCGCCACGGTGATTTATTTAACAAATCAAGAATTACATATTCTTGAAGTTAGCCAATACAGCTTCACGAATCTCCGGCGGCAGATTACCAAGAGCTTCCATAGCTTTTTCCTCAGCAGATTTAGTAATTCGCAGAGTCGGCTTCCAATCGGTGTAATCCTCTTCTTTTACTGCTTCATCAGAGTTTACGAACTCGCCATTATCATCGACCTCTTCCAACTTACGACGAACTACTGCACGAAAACTAACTTTCAACTGATTCTTAATCATGTTAAGAGCCAGGTCTCCACCAAGTGCTCCAACCATTTCTTCAATAGAAGAGATAGTAAGAACTGCCGGCTCTTCTACGGTTACTTCACGAGATGCTGCATTCGATACGACTTTGATAAGACTCATGGTACGTTCTCCTATTTTGGGAGTTGATAAATGGGCGATATGCCCGTTAAGTTGAACACCAAGCAAATTGACTTTTTTGCACGGTTGTCCGGAAACATGCGGCACCTTACCATACCGGCGGGTGCTTGTCAATACCTTTTTGTACCCTTGACAAACTTTATTTCATATCACACCTCTATATTTTAATTCATTATTTACCATTCCAAGATATTTTATGATCTTATCAAGTAATGGCTTCTCTTCATAATATGTTACTCCTTCAGCTGATTCATGATAAAGAATTTGTGATTCTAAATCTTTCTTTAATTCTAATAATTTATCAGTTGAAGCTGATAAGTTTGGTAATGGATCGTTAATTGAGATCATCACTATTTATCTCCAATTGAATAAATTGTTCCAACTACTTCCATAAATGCTTCATCAATTGAAGTAATTGGAGTCTCTTGTCCAAGCAGAACTTTACGAAAACCACAATCATTAATCGACCAAATAACTCGATATAACTTGTTTGGATCTTGAAAGTTATTAACAATTATATCATTTTCAAAGATTTGAACTTTATTATAAGCTACTTTTCCTATAAATTGTTCAAGTGCAGTAATATCAAATGGAGCATCTTTGAGATTATAGTATTTAGGACCATTAATAAAGACCAAATCTTTATCTGCATACCAATAGGATTCTCCATCCCAAGCACGAAATAGTTTAATCATAGTTGCTTAACTGATAAGTCAAATATAGAGTCATAAAAAGTATGAATAGCTATTCCCTTTTCAATGGAAGTTGCATTTGTATCCATTAAATCTAAAATTAATGCAATACAGATTTCCTCAGATGCTCCATCGCGAAATAATGAAATAACTTTGTTCATTGTTTTCTTGTTCATGACTTTACTCCATTATCTTTGGTTTTAGTTGGCCATTTATTTAAAGCTAATTTTAATTCTATAACTGCTTTAAATAAGTGTGTTTTAATATCTTTTGGAATTACATCATTTTGTAATACTTGTGAATTAATTGTAGAATAAGCTCCAGAAACTATTCTTTTAGCCCAATTTAATTGTCTTGCATTTATTTGTTTTTGTGTTGGTTGATACATTACTTTACTCCTTTGAGAATATTTTTATTTCTTGATCTTCTGTTTCTTTCTTTTCTTGTCCGAGAAGAATACTCATCAACGATTTTAACAATATCATTAAGAGCATCTGGAGTTGATACTACCCCTCGCTTTACATATATAAGTAATTCTCTAAGTTGACTTTTTTCATTAGCATTCATATTAAATCCTTTGAACTTAATGATTCATTCTTGATTTTCTACATTCAATACAGTTACATCCGTTGCTTGGCATTTTATAACAAGCTATTACTATGCTGGAAGATTTTATAGTCTTTCCAATTAAAAGAAGAAATATATCTTTTAATGTTAAGTGAATTGCATCATTGTAAAATGCTGATCGTTGTATCTTCATATTATTAGATTGTTATTTATCTTCATATCTTATAAAAGATGATTCACAACATCTTGGAAATGTATACTCAATATCTCTACAATAATATTTATTTCCTGTTAATTTATCAGTAATATGAATACCATCTGAAACAGAAGTATATCCTATTTCTAAATTCAATTCAGATAATACTTCTTCAGCCTTCAAAATACGATTCATTAATTCAGAATTTTGACTTACTCTATAATATATCATTTTATTCTCCTAATTAAGTTCTATCAAACCTCTTGGAAAGTAATGTAAAATATCATCTACATTTTCATATGATGTAGCAAACTTCTGTCCAAAAAGATCAAATGCAATATCTCTTCCATCATTATGCGTTGATGCGTCGATTACTGCTATTGAATCTTTGTCAAGAGTTATTCCATTTACACGATGTACATGATTTTGACCAAATGTAATATAGACTTTCATTATTCATCCTCCTCAGTAGCTAATCGCCAAATAGTCCATGAAGTGAGTCTTGGATTCATTCCATTACCTTTAAAGTTTTTAGCTGTCCAAGAATCACAACCCATTGGAAATACTACAGCATTAATCTGATTTTCGATTGAAAAAGATTTCTCCAAATGATGAAGGTATCGACGAATCCATGTTTTACCATCATCGGATACCATTACTTTAGTATCTATTGGTAAATTAGTTTGATTCATAGAAATCACCGATCTGAAATATTGAGAAAAATTTTATTCCATCAATTGTTTCTGATAACTCGATTGGATATTCATTTGAATTGCGATCAGTAGCTTTATAATTATTGAATAATTTTAAGAAACAATTATTATCTACATGCACCTCTTTTGAATAATTATATACTCCAAGAATAGAAAAGTTAAAATTTATTAAAGTTTTAATACTAGGTAAAAGATCATTAATTGAATTCTCCATTATAAGCTCCTATTCGTAGTTAAGATCACCAAAAATTTCATGATCAACTTTAGGCTCCAAAGATGCTCTAACAAAACAATCTTTTGCTTCGAGCAATTTTCGCAATCCAGCAGACTTTTCAGCACAATCAGGAAGATTACGATCCATTTGATGTGCTAGAATACAAACTTCTCGACTAATGTTTCTTAGGTTTGTTGGAAGATGTTCGTAATCAAAGTATTTCATGATTGGATTATTCATAATTATCACCTTTGTTAACTCTATTTATAATAGTTTTTAAATCATCTGAAACATTAATATTATATTT